GACCGCACGCCAGCGCTGTTCGACACGGTCTCGGGCTCGCGAGAATGGCCGATCACGGCGGACAGCGCCCGTCCGGAGACCATCAGCTACATGCAGCGGCAGGGCTTCCGCATCGCGCCTGCCGACAAGGGGCCGAACAGCGTCAAGGACGGGATCGAGTTTTTGAAGTCCGTCGATATCGTGGTGCACCCGCGATGCACGCACCTCATCGATGAGTTGACCCTTTATAGCTGGAAAACCGACAAGCAGACCGGCGAAGTGCTCCCGGTGCTGGAAGATAAGAAGAACCACGTGATTGACGCCCTGCGCTATGCTCTTGAGGCAACCCGCAAGGCGGCGCCGAAACTCGACGCTGCGACCTTTGTGCCCCCGATGCCGGTCGGGCCGCAGTCGTGGCTTGGAGCCTGATCCATGCACAACACGGACGATCTTGAGCGGGCGGGCAAGCGCCCGGAGCACCGCGTTGTGATTGACCGCTTCAACCGGGCCTGGGAGGCGGATCGCGGCAATCGCGAGGATGCCTTGAGCGATCTCAAGTTCCTGGCCGGCGATCAGTGGCCCTCGGACATCCGGGCCGCTCGTGAGGCGCAGGGGCGACCGATCATCACGGTCAACCGTCTCCCGCAGTTCGTCCGGCAGGTCACGGGCGACATGCGCCAGTCGCGCCCGGCGATCAAGGTTTCGCCCGTTGATGACGAGGGCGACCCCAAGATCGCGACGATCTATAACGGCATCGTCAGGCATATCGAGCGCATCTCCAAGGCCGATATGGTCTACACGATGGCGTTCCAGGGCGCGGTCTCATGCGGGATCGGGCATTTCAGGATCACGACAGAATATTGCCGCGACAGCGTCACAGAGCAGGACATCAAGATCAGGGCGATCCAGAACCCGATTGGCGTGTTCTGGGACCCGGATGCCAAGGAGGTTGACCGCTCCGACGCGCAATATTGCTTCGTCGTGGACGGCATGACATCGGAGGCCTTCAAGGAGCGCTGGCCGAAGGCTGCGATTTCGCCCATCGGCGCGACGGACGGGCAGGATAGCTCGTCATTGTTCTGGCAGGACGGGGACCGCGTCCGGGTCGCGGAATACTGGTATAAGGTGCCCAAAAAGCGCCGTCTCGTGGTGATGGTGGACGGCTCCACACGCGATCTGACGGACGTGCCGAAGGACGCCCTGCCGTTTCTGGAGGCGCAAATCCAGCGCGGGGAGGATGGCCGGCTGCTCGAACGCCAGGTGGACGGGCATGAGGTGCTGATGTGCATCGTCTCTGGCTCGCAGGTGCTGGAGGGGCCATATCGCTTCCCGGTGCCGATGATCCCGGTCGTGCCGGTGGTCGGTGAGGAGACGGTGATCGGCGACCGGGTTGTGCGGACGAGCCTGATCCGGCACGCCAAGGACCCTCAGCGGCTCTACAACTACTGGCGGTCCAGCGCGGCGGAGATGATCGCGCTGGCGCCCAAGGCCCCGTATCTGGTCACGGCGGCGATGATCCAGCGGCATCGGGCGATGTGGGATCGGGCCTCGACATCGCCTCTGCCCTACCTGCTCTACGATCCGGATGCGCAGGCGACGGGATCGGCGGGCCGCCCTGTGCGCGAAATGCCGCCCCCGCCGCCTCAGGCGCTGTGGAAGGAGGCGGAGATCGCGGCGGAGGACATGAAGGGCACGACCGGCATCTATGATGCTGGACTTGGGGCGCGGTCGAACGAGACGAGCGGACGCGCGATCCTGGCACGTCAGAAGGAAGGCGACACGGCGACCTACCACTTTTTCGACAACCTCGCTCATGCGATCCGCCGCGCTGGCGAGATCATCGTCGCGCTGATCCCGAAAATCTACGATACGGAGCGGGTTGTCCGCCTGATGAACGAGGATGGCTCGGAGGATTGGGCGCGGGTCAACCAGATCAGCTACGAGGCGGACGGACAGCGCAAGATCATCAACGATCTCACTGTCGGCAAGTATGACGTGACGGTTTCGAGCGGCCCGAGCTACACGACGCAGCGGGTTGAGGCGGCGAACGCCATTGTCGAGTTCATGCGGGCCTATCCGCCGGCGGCTCCGGCGGTTGCGGACCTGCTTGCCGAGATGATGGATTGGCCCAAGTCCGACCTCATTGCCGGCCGTCTGAGGCTCATGCTGCCGCCGCAGGTGCAGATGGCGTTCGAGGCCCTCGATAAGGCCGGTGGCGATGCCGGCGAGGTCATGCAGGCGCTGCAACAGCAGCCGCAGCAGCCTGATCCCATGGCGATGCTGAGCGCCGAAAAGATGGCCGCTGAGGCGCAAAAGACAAAGGCGCAGGCCGAAAGCGTCGCTCTCGACAACCAGATGAAGGCGGGTGCCATGGGCCTTCCGCCGATGCCGCCGCAGCCGGCGCAAGGCTGATCGTCCCGGCGATACCGGGTTTTGCAAGGCCGTCCGAAATGGCGGCCTTTTTGTTTGGACACCCCAATGTCTGATGAGAATGCCACGCAGCAGGCTGCTGTTGAGCCTGTGGTCGCGCCTCCGACCGAAACCGAGGCTCCGGCGACGACTGCCGAAAAGGTCGAAACCCCGGTTGAGGCCAAGGATGAAGCCCCGAAACAGGCTGAAAAGCCTGATGAGGGTGCGAAATCCGAGGAAAAGCCGGAGGAGAAGCCAAGATCCCGTGCCAGGGAGCGGATTGAAGAGCTCTCGGCAAGGGTGAGGGAGCGGGAGCGGCGCATTGCTGAGCTCGAAGCGGCCCTTGAGGCCTCCAGGAGCACGAAGGCGCCCGATCCGGACGCTTTTGACGACCCGCTCAAGTATCAGGCCGAACTGACCAAGCACGCGGTCAGGGAGGCCCGCGCCGAAGAGCTGAGGCGCGAGGCGGAGACGGTCCGCAAATCGGCGGATGAAGCCCGTCAGGAAGCCTGGGCTCTCAAGGTGCAGGCCGTCAAGGACCGGTTTCCGGATTTTGACCGTGTGGCGCGTGACCCTGCGCTGCCGGTAACGACAACGATGGCAGAGGCGATCACGGAATCGGACGTTGGTCCGGCTGTCCTCTACCACCTGGGTCAGCATCCCGATGAGGCCCGGCGCATTGCCGCGCTTCCGCCCGTGCAGCAGGCACGGGAGATCGGCCGCCTTGAGGCCCGCGTCTCACAGCCGCCGCCGAAGAAGATTTCGAGCGCCCCTCCACCGGCCCCGGTGCTGACGGGGGGGGGCGCGCCGGCAACGACACCCGACCCCGAAAACATGCCGATGGACGATTTCGCGAAATGGATCGTGAAGCGCCTCGGCTAAGCCCATGAGAGGCTAGATCAATGTCCAATCGACAGCTTACGGCTGACATCGTCGCCAAGGCGGCGGTTGCCATCCTCGACAACAACCTCGTGTTTGCGAACCGCGTGTTTCGCGGCTACGAGGAGGACTTCAAGATGCGCCCCAACGGCTATACCGTTGGCGAGACCATCAGCATCCGCCGCCCGGCTGACTATACGATCCGCACGGGTCCGGTTGCGTCCGCCCAGGACGTGGTCGAGGGCAAGACCACGATCACGGTTGACCGCCGTCGTGGTGTGGACTTCAAGTTCACTTCGCAGGAACTCACCCTCAACATTGACGATCTGGCGGAGCGGGCGATCAAGCCGGCGATGATCCAGCTCGCGAACGAGGTGGATTCGGACCTGGCGGAGCTCTACAAGTATGTTCCGAACTGGGCTGGCACGCCGGGCCAGAAGGTTGATTCCTTCTCGGACTTTGCCCAGGCGCCGGAACTGCTTGACGAGTATGCGGTGCCGCCGGACCGGGCGGCGGTTCTGTCGCCGGCTGACCACTGGGGCCTGTTGGGCTCTCAGACCTCGCTCTACATGTCGGATGTCGCCAAGGGCGCCTATCGGCAGGGCTCTCTCGGCACGATTGGTGGCGTTGACACCTACATGTCGCAGAACATCAAGACCTTGACGACCGGCACCCGCTCCGGTTCGCCGCTCATCGATCAGTCCATCACGGCCTCGACCATCACCTATGATGCGGTCAAGGACACGATGGAGCAGACGATCCACATCGACTCGCTGGGCGGTGCGACGGACACGATCAAGGCTGGTGAGGTGTTCACGATCAACGGCGTCTATGCCGTCAATCCTGTCACCAAGGCCCGCCTGCCGTTCCTGAAGCAGTTTGTGGTCCTTGAGGACGCGACGGCTACGGCCAACGAGACGGACCTGCGGATTTACCCCGCGATGATCTGGACCGGCGCTCACAAGAACGTGGATGTGGTCGGTGTGTCCGATCTCAACAACCAGGGCGTGACCTTCCTCGGCAACGCCAACACGTCCTACCGTCAGAACCTCGTGTTCAACAAGGCGGCATTCGCGCTGGTGTCTGTCCCGCTGGAATCCCCGCCCGGTGCGACGCAGGTCGGCCGCCAGTCCTACAAGGGGCTGAATGTGCGCGTGATCCCGGTCTATGACGGGATCAACGACCATTCGATGTGGCGCCTCGACATCCTCTACGGCATCAAGGCCGTGGACCCGCGCCGCGCAACGCGCCTGTCTGGCAAGGCGTAACACGCACAGGGGCGGCCTCCGGGCCGCCCCACTCTCCGGAGGCATCATGGCCACCGTTGTCCAGATCATTGACCAGGCGCGCCGCAAGCTCGGCATCCAGGCGGCCGAGGAGCCGTTGCAGGATCATGAGGCCCAGGAGGGCATGGCGATCCTGAACGACATGCTGCAACTGTGGGTGCTCGAACGGGTGATCATGTCCGCCCCTCGGCTGGATGACCTCACCGAAACGGTGTCGGTGGACACCTACGGGGCGGCGACGCTGGTGGAGGAGGCGAACGAGCCTATCGCGGCCTGTCTGGCTGTGCGGCTTGCCGACCATTACGGCATGCAGGCGAGCCCGACCACGGTGGCCCTGTGCTCGCAGGGCAAGACCGCCATCATGTCCGCCTCGTTCGACGTGGATGGCATCCGGCCCGTCTTTGACGGCGGTCTCACGCGGATGCCCTCGCAGCGCAAGGGCGAGTTCTGATGATCGAGGCCCCGTTCGCCACGCGCGCGGGCCGGTCTGCATCGGACCAGAACACGCGCGAAACGCTCATCAACATGTATGTGGAGCGGGCGCCGGGCGGGCGCGGGCAGATCGTGCGGATCGGGCGGCCCGGCGTGGTCCGTAAATATACGCTACCGGGCGCCTTGAGGGGCGTTGCGAGGCTTCGCGGCGGCGATTATGCCGTCATCGGCAACAAGTTCTATCGGGTCTCGACAACGGAGGCCTTCGAGCTCGGCACGCTGGCGACGGCCACCAGCAAATGCACCTTTGCCGAGAACGCGACGCAGATCGCTGTCTGCGACGGGTTTGGCCTCTATGTCTGGGATGGCACGACATTCAGCCAGACGAGCTTGCCGATCTCTGCGGCGGGGTCGATTGCCGCGCTGGATGGCTACGGCATCTTCAACGACCGCTCGTCCGGGCGCTTTTACCGGACGAACCTCAACGATTTCAAGACCGTTGACCCGCTCAATTTCGCGACGGCGGAAAGCAACCCCGACAAGCTGGTGCGGGTGTTCGTCGATCACCGCGAAATCTGGCTGTTCGGTGAGACCTCGACGGAGGTTTGGGAAAATGCCGGCACGTCCGGGTTTTCCTTCCAGCGTGTCGGGGGCGTTGCCCTTGAGCGGGGGTGTGCTGCCGCCATGTCGGTTGCGGCAGAGGATAATACGGTGTTCTGGCTTGGCAATGACGGTGCGGTTTACAGGGCGGACCAGTATCGCCCGGCGCTGATTTCGGACGAGGGGATCGGGCGGCTCATTGGCGAGGCTGCGCCGCTGGATGACGCCTATGGCTGGGTCTATGCGATCCCAGGGCACAAGTTCTATGTCCTGACGTTTCCGGGCCGGCTGACGATTGCCTATGACCTGATGACACAGGCTTGGCACCAGTGCCGCACGCGCGGGTCTGGCTCATGGGATATCGTCGGGCCGCACAAGCTGGGGCCGCAGGTGGTGCTCGGGCATGAAGGTGTCTGCCAGCTTGTTCCGAGCGCCTATCAGGACAATGGCGACGTGCTAGAGCGCATCGCCATTGCCCCGCCGGTCTATTCTGGTGGCAAGCGGATTGCGGTGGATGCCTACTGGCTCGATTGCGAGGCGGGAACCACGGGGAGCCCGGCGGCGCCGGAAGTGGTGCTTGAGGTTTCCAAGGATGGCATGGCCTTCGGCAACAGCCGGGCGCGGGCGATTGGAGCTATAGGCAGCTATTCGCGCCGGGCGGTGTGGCGCAATCTCGGCATAGCACGTGACTGGACGTTCCGCGTGAGCTTTACCGGGGATGCGCCGTTCAAGGTGGTGTCTGGCCGCATCCAGGCTCGGGAGCTTGCATCGTGAGTTCGGCCCCGCCTCCGAATATCCGCTTTGTGGATGACCGGGGGTTTTTGACGCGCGAGGCGAGGGCCTATCTGTCGCGGATCACCGAAAACCCGGTTGAGCAGTTCATTTCGGGCGTCCAGTTGGGGCTAGCGCCGGTGTCCTACCTGACACTGCCTTACAATGTGGCGGGAGAGGTGACGGCGGCGACGGCGGCCAACACCAGCGGCACGGATGGTCAGGTCGTGGTCTATATCGTGCCGGATGGCGACACGCCGGGGCCGGAATGGATCGTCGTATCCTATCAGGACGTGCCTGCGCTGTCGTCTGTGTCGCTCCCGGCGCTTGTGGCGCAAGCGGTCCCGCCCGGCGCCTCGATCTATGCCTTTGCCTCGATTGCCACCGCCATTACCCTGACGGTTTCGGGGGTCAGGCGGCCGCAATGATCCGCCTTGCCGAGGATGCGGACATCCCCCGGATCGTCGCCATGGGCGAGCGGTTCCACGCTCTTGCGGGCCATGACATTCCCTATGATCGAGAGGCGGTGGCTGGTTTCCTCAGGGCGACGATGGCGAACCCGGATGCGGCGGTCATCTGCCACGACCACGGCATGATCGGCGGCGTGCTCGTGCCGCTCTACTACAACCCGGCAGCGGTGATGGCGGTCGAGACGTTCTGGTGGGCGGAACGGGACGGTCGGAGCTTGCTGGCAGCCTTCGAGGGCTGGGCACATGGCCGGGGGGCGAAGCGCGTGGTGGTGTCGCGCCTTGAGGGCAAGGGCGACCGGGCGCTCGATGCCCTGTTCCGGCGCCGGGGATATGCGCCGATGGAACATAGCTACGTGAGGGCCATCTGATGGCGATTGCATCTTCGATCATCGCGGCTGGCATCGGCGCGGCTGGGGCCATCGGCGGGGCGGCCCTGTCATCGTCCGCGTCCCGGTCGGCT